ATATGAAAGAAACTTTATCAAGTATGCTAAACAAAGATAAGGAGAAGTAGTATGGCTATATTAAAGAGATTAGATTTATATCTAACAAAAAGGCGATATTTTAATTTACATTTTCTATCAATGTGTCATAATGATGCTGATTTTGTTAATGGTGATGATGTTTGGATTGAACACCATGACTATTATGTAAGTACTAAACATAATATATTTATAAAACTTCATGATATAGATCAATACTTTACTTTATCATCTAGACATTGGGTTAAGATGATACAAAAAGATTATGGTCTTGATAAAACAGGATTTATTGATTATAAAACTTATTGCACTATTATGAAAATATATGATGATACTGCCATAAGTAAAGATAAATTCTATGATAGTCTAAGATGTTGTTCCAAACGCATACTACGAAAAAATATGCATAGATGGTATATGAAAGTCACATTAGAACACAAGAACGGAATAGGTATCTTTAAGTATCATGAATGATAATTTGTAATAATATAATTGTATATTATAATAGTGATACATTATACAGATAAGGAGGATAAAGTTCTATGAATCCCAAAACACATTTAAAGAGAATCTATGTTATTCATTGTATTATTACTGATCCTGTAACTAATACAATAAATGATAGTTCTCTGATAGCGACAGAAGATTCTAAAGTCGCAGATTATTTAATTAAAACTATGATAAAAGAATTAAAAATATCTGTGGCAGATCTAGCAACAAAAATGATACATTTACATTGAATATTCCTGCATATCTACAAGATTCTGATCACAGAAATATTCTATGTAAAGGAGATATCGAATTTTATAAAACAAGTGTTTTATTATCAGATATAAGGAGAGATTAAAATGAGTAGTAGAGCAACTTATGATAAGATCAAAAGATACACAGATGATAAAATAGTGTTATTACTTGCGAAGAAATGGATGAATAAGAATAAGTTTTTCAAACTTATTTACAAATGGTTTGGTATCAAAGTAAATAGAAAGTTTGATATCAATGTAAGCAAAAGATATAATAAATACGGTAATATCGAAACCATATTTAATTTATCTACTGGAAATAGTATTTTTAGAAAAGAATTTGTAATTAGATTAGTATAAGGAGAAAATAAAATGAAAGATGTTAGAGAGTTAGATTTTATAGATAGAATTGCAATTTTAGTAAGCTCCGTTGTTTATATTTTAGGAATGTCATTCGTAGCAGCTGCATTGTTATTTGTTTTAGATATTCCGAAAATCATAATGTTTATGATACAGGATATTTTAAATGACAATGTAAAGCTGTTAATCATATGGTTAGGAATAGCAACGTTTAGTATAGTATCGTACATAATATTTCATTTATTGAAAGTGATTTGGTTCCATATTAAGCGAATACATTATTTACTTAAAAACGATATAATAAGAGTAGAAACTGACGGACATGTATATTTTATGCCAAGAAGTAGTGCTTTAGAAGCTATGATTAACTATATGGAGAGTGAGAGAGAAAATGAAAAAAGAAAGACATCAGAAGAAAGTTTATGACAAGAAGAAAATTAGAAGAATAGTTATCGGATTAAAATTATCTGGGGTAATCCTTACCGTACTCGGGATTATCTTTCTGATTCCAGGAGCAATTGAATTGTGGGATCAAGACGGAATTCCATTATCATTGTTCATGATAATGTTTTTTCACGTGTATAAAATTTTAGCTATCGGTGCTGGAATTTTATTACATATGATAGGAACAGTAGTTCAAGAGTATTTTTTATAGATTTTATTCATACGTCACTAACGTCTTCCAATAGACGTTAGTGTTAATTTTTATACATAAGATTAAATTTGAGGAGGAATATAAATGACTACAGAAAACGAAAGACAGGAAGAGGAGATGGATGTTTTGAAAATACCGGATTTTATTAATGATAGAGGTAAAAAGAATATAAGTAAACCTGCTTCTAAGAAAAGAGAATTGGAATTTATCAAAGTAGGAGAAGAAAATATTGGTAAAAAGGATTGGAAAGTTCTTAAAGAACTGAATGATCTTGTAGGTTTGATTTTATCTAAACAGGAGGAGCCGGTTAAATCTGTTATTGAATATTCTCTGTTCAATAACAATGATAACAAAACCGAAAGAATTAAAGGGATTATCAAAGTTAAAAATTAATACATAAAACGTACACCTTTCATCTAGGTGTACGTTTTTATTTTGTCTTTTATATAATAATAATAATACAAAATAAGGAGGATTAAACAATGGGTTTAACAGAAGAAATTAAAAAAGGTTTAGATATAGATTTAGAAAGTAAATTTGCTGCAGCTGTAGATAAAGGAATTTGCAATGGAGCTTATGATGCTATATTTTCAGACGGAGATAAAAACAATACAAAATCTGGTAAGAAAATAAATAATTCAAAAAAGAAAGAACTTAGTTCTATATACGGAACTTCAACAAAGACTTTAGAAATAAGAAGTCAGCTTGAAAAAATCATCGATATGATAGATCATACAGATCCAGATTATATTTCTATTGATATTAAAGTAAAAACTTTGACATCAAAGCAGAGATATAAACACAAAGGATCAAGAACTAAAGCAGGTATATTCGAATAGGATGGTGATATAAATGAATAACTTTGAAATGTTTAGAGAAGATTATTCTTTATTTTTACAAAATAATATCAAACCATTTTGTAGACCAGCGTCTGGAGGAAGAGTAGTAAACTGTAGATGTTTTTATTGTCAAGATTCTAAGAATATGAGCCATGGGCACTTCTATATAAAAATACCACAGAATGACAATGAGCCTTCGGTATACTATTGCCAGAAGTGTAAAGCTAAAGGAATTGTTACTCCACAAAAACTTATAGAGTGGAATATCTTTGATACAAATGCTTCTTTGGGATTATCTTCTCATAATAAGAAAGTATTTTCAAATCCGCAAAATCTTATGAATTATAAAGGACCATCTTGTTATAGAATATTCAATGACAAGATATCTGAAGATCCTTTAAGTCAATATAAATTAAGATATATAAATAAACGTCTTGGAACAAACTTAACGTTCAAAGATTGTTTAGATTTGAAAATAGTATTGAACTTAAATGATATTCTTCAAAGAAACAGATTACAGTATACTAGAGATCAGAGAATTGTAGAGCAATTAGATTCTGGATTTATAGGATTTTTATCCCACGACAATGCATTTTTAAATATGAGAAATCTTGATATTATTAATAATATCAATGAGAAATTGAATAAGAGATATATTAACTATAATCTTGTTAATCAATATGACAATACATGTAGGTTCTATTCTATCCCAACACAAGTAGATTTATCTGATACGCGTCCTTTACAGCTTCATATAGCAGAAGGGCCGTTCGATATACTAAGTATCGCATTAAATGTACGAAAAACTTTTGACCGATGCATATATAGTGCAGTTGGGGGGTCTGGGTATAAAGGATTAATAAACTTTTTCATTCATTTATTAAAAATACCTAATTTAGAGATACATGTATACCCTGATAATGATCAAGATAGATATGCAATGATCGATATATCTAATTTTCTCAAACCATTCAATTATCCATTCTATATTCACAGAAATGCAAGTGGTGGAGAAAAGGACTTTGGAGTTTCTCCTAATAGAATAGTAGAAATAATAGAAAGGGTAAATTAAAACCGATGTTTGTACAATATATAATATATTCAGAGGTATTTGCATTGCCAAATCGAGCATATGAAGATGCTGAAGGGGTTGAAATGACTCTGGCAGAAAAGACTTGCTCTAATATTAAACTCCCATTACTTCAATTAAGTAATAGAAGGAATAACACCATATCATTGTCATTAGTGATGGACGGACAACGTATGTTATCGACACCCGAGCATACTACCGCGTCAATATACGATAGAGCTGTTACTAAGCCAACAAAGTGCCCTTTATCCGGGGCTAAAAAAATTACGGATATGCGGGCGATGAATATGGAACAAGAAAAAAGAAAAAATAATAAGGAGAATAATATAATGATAAATGGTATAATAAACGAGTATAAAAATAAGGCAATAAAACAAGCTATTCAAATGGCAGGGGATAAAGTCAAAAGTAAGTTTGGAATAGAAATCGTAGTAAACGGAGCTGATTTTGACGCTATTACTGAATTCTTAAAGAAGTATGATAAACATATAAATCGTCATGTTCAGAATCCAATGCCAAATGGAATCGCTGACCGGCGAAGATATTTGAATATAATAGAAAGACCATTTATTGTAAAATTGCAAAATGATACTTTCATATATTTTAATAGATTTAACAGATCAGATGATGAAGGGTGTATGCACGATAAGATGATTATATACATCTTCGGAAAGAAATCATATAAATACTATAGGATTCTTTCGAAATATTTAGCAAAAGGAGGTCCAAAAATAGGTATGAGATCATACATGATTACTTCTGATGGAAAAGATGGATCTTTTAAAGTAACTGCAGTAAACGGAAATTCTCGTAGTATGGATACGTTGTATTTTGATGACGATATTAAAAATAAAATTATTAATCATCTAAATGAATGGAAAGCCAATGAAGATGTATATAAAGACAGAGGGATTATATATAAGACTGGAATATTATTACATGGAACAGCAGGTACAGGCAAAAGCACGTTAGCTACAGCTATCGCCGATTACTTGGGATGCGCATTAGTAAATATAGATTGTACTGAGTTCCACAATTTAAATATATCAGAACTTACAGCATCTATAAATGCAGATATATGCCAGTATGTAATTTTATTAGATGAAATTGATAGTATCTTTGTTGATAGAGATGACGTGAAAATGAGTAAGAAGGAAAGAACTTCCAAACTATTATCATTCTTAGATGGCCCTACATCTCCTACAAATGTGGTGTTTGTAGCAACTACAAATTATATAGATAAATTAGATAAGGCTACTTTAAGAAAAGGAAGATTTGATCTAACAGTAGAGCTTACAGATATTCATGAAAAAGCTGCAATTCATATGTGTAAAGGGTTCAAGTTAAAAGATAGTGAAATTGATACTGTGCTAGAAAGAGTAGAACAATTCCCTATAAATCCATCGACTCTTCAATCTATTATCTTAGAGGTAAAGGCCGGACGAAATATAATGGAGGTATAGAATGAAAATATATGAAGATTGTGGATATTTCAATGAAGAGAAGTATGATGAGTATTCTCCATATCCTGAAGAGTGTGAAGATTGTTATAGATACGAAATTTGTTTACAGGCATCAAAGAAAAATGTAGAAATTTCAAAAGAAAGCATACCAAAATAACAAATATCAGAGGCGCTAATTGTGCCTCTGGTTTATTTTTTTTCCATAAAAATCAAGTCTCCGAGATAAACATATTATTAATACTTTATCTTAAGTATAAAAGTAAATTAGAAAGGATGAACATGATTATGGCAGATAAAGAAAGAACTTATCTTGTGCGTAATGCCGGTACCGAAGAAAAACCGGTGTGGGAAAAATGGTTTGCGTACACTTTGGCTGAAGCAGTATTGATGTCCGATGATGGAAGCGAAACATCTATCGTTGATTACATCAAGGCAGAATTAGCTAAAATCTTAGGTGCAGACCAAGGTACACTTACACAAAAAACAATTAAAGATATCAATGATTGGATCAAATCTAATGGTGCCACTATTCAAGGGCTTAATGAAGCTTTGAATAATAAAGTTGATAAAGTGCCAGGTAAAAATCTTAGTACTAATGATTATTCTAATGACGAAAAAGAAAAATTACAGGCAGCTAGCAATAATGCACTGTTTACTAATAATACTCCTACAGTACAAGCTCACGGAGGTGTGCCTGTAGGTAAAACATTTAACAATGTACCTGTAAACGAAGTATTAAATATGATTCTTTATCCATGGGTTGCTCCTGCAGTTTCAGCTCAGATCAAAGTTCCTGGAAATGGTGGGGTTAAAGAATTTGGTGATATTCAGAATGTAACTTCTATAGGTGTTACAGTTACTAAGAAATCATCAAACATTACAAAAGTAGAAATATTTGATGGAGAGGAATCTTTAGGATCAAAAACAGGTGGAGAAGTTACCAATGGTGGTACTTTTACATTCTCAGTTGATAGACAAGTATCTGCAAATAAAAATTATCAAGCAAAAGTAACAGATGCTGCTGATAAAGTCACAACAGCAAACACAGGAACATTTACTTTTGTATACCCATACTATTGGGGAGTTATTGATGCAGGGGCTACAGTAAATGAAGCTACTGTAAAAGGCCTTGTAAAACAGATTGTAGCAAAAGGAAATAAATCCAATAAATTTACAGCAACTAATCAGAGAATTTGTTTTGCTTACCCTAAATCTTACGGTGCTCTTGCTAGCATCAAAGACCAGAATAACTTTGATGTTACAGGAACATTTAATCGCACTGAGGTTACTATCACAGGGTTAGATAAGACACCTCAAACATACTATGTATATACTAATAGTCCATCCACCGTAACAGGTTTCGGCATGAACTTTAATTATTAAGAAAGGAGAGAATAAGTATGGGATTCGCTGATAAAAAAGGTATTACCGTAACCGCCGGCTTTAAGCTTCAAGCTGACGCTCTCTTAGATGCTAGAGGTTGTGTCGAAAACCAAGCTGAACGTGAAGAGCTTGTAACTCTTAAAGCAGCTAGTGCAGGTTTACGTGTATTTCAGAAAGATAATAAAACATCTTATGTTTATACAGGATCAGAATGGCAAGAGTTAAGTAAAGGTGCAGCATATGTGCATCCATCTACTCACCCTGCGACTATGATCACAGAAGATGCTACACATAGATTTATTACAGATGCCGAAAGAACTACTTGGAATGCTAAAGCTGACAAAACGTTAGCAAGCGCAAGCGGTAACGGTCTTATGTCAAGTGCTCATTTTTCAAAAATTGAAGCTCTTGATGGAAATCTTGCAAAGAAAGTAGATAAAACTACTACAATTAACGGAAAACCATTAAGCGCAAATGTAACTCTCGTAGCTACAGATGTACAAGCTATCCCTGCATCCGAAAAAGGTGCAGCTAATGGTGTAGCTGAACTTGGCGAAGATGGAAAAATTCTTGCAACTCAGTTACCATCTTATGTAGATGATGTTATCGAAGGTTATCTTCATACGGATGGTAAATTCTATAAAGAAGAGGGACACACAACTCTAATTACAGGAGAATCTGCCAAGATTTATATCGACTTGACAGGAGGTAAGAATGTAACTTACAGATGGTCAGGTACAGTATATTCTCCAGTAGGAAGCTCTCTTGCATTGGGAGAAACAGAAAGCACTGCATATCGAGGAGATAGAGGTAAAATTGCATACGACCACTCTCAAGCAGCACATGCTAGAGTAGATGCAACTAAGACTGAAAAATCTGATACTAACGGTAACGTTAAGATCAATGGAGTTGAGACTCAGGTATATGCTCACCCTGCAAATCATGCAGCTACTATGATCACAGAAGATACAACTCATAGATTTGTGTCTGATGCAGAAAAAACTAAATGGAATGCAAAAGCAAATATCATCTGGGCTGAAGATGGACAATTACCAACAAAAGCTCCAGCTGGTGCATTAGTTTTTCAGGCAGTTAAAAAGAAAGTTTAATATAATTCTTTTGATACTGATACGGGAAATCCCGTATCAGTATATTTTATTTTGATTATATATTATAATTGTGATAAAATAGTATACTAAAAATAACTTTTTAGTATAATTTATAAGGAGGAATAATTATGATAGACAAAGCAATGTTAACACCATTCGTGATCGAAGAAGAGTTTACGAGTGATGATTTGTCAACAACAGAGCTTAAAGTGATTAAAAGCTCAGTATCTAATGATACTTCTTTAAGTAAAGAAGTAAAAGATTCATTGGATTTTAAATTAAATTCAATGATAAATTCTCGTAAATGCGAAACTGTAGATGATCAAATAACGAACTATATTGAACGTCATGGTCGGGTAGATACACCTAATTTTGATTTTTTCAATAATCATATTGAAGGGAAAATTGAAATATGTGACCGTCTAGAGGGAGACTATGTGTTCGATTACAAGCATGTACCTGTAGAGGAAATTGCAGATCAGTTTAGTGATGAACAAACTGTACGCTTATTTAGAGATACTGTGAGATTCTGCGAAGATTGTGGAAGACCTGTATCTAAAGGATATACTAATGAAGAAATTTTTCTATGTGATAATGTAGAGTTTGCTATCTATATGGATAAGATTTATGGGAAAGGTAATTGGTATGGTGGTCCAGACGAATATTATGCGCTGGACGAAAGAGATGGAAAATATAAACCAACAGGTTGGTATATAACTGATTTTGAATAAAGTTAAAAGAGTACGGAGGATTTAATATGAATATAAAACATAACGTGTGGAGTTTAGTAGATTTTGAAGAAGAATTAAATTATATCGATAATGTATCTTTAGTATTTCAAAATGAAATTATTAAATTATCAGAATATATCGAAAGAATATATGACAATATGAATTATAAAGTAAGTAATGGTTTAGGTTGTTGCTTAGATGCTAATCTAAACGATATGGGTAATATCATTGCAATGGTAAACGGAAATACCGAAGCAATTGATCATTTTCCATTCGTAGGTTGTAAATTTGTATTTAGTATGAATTCCGAAGAAGTGAATCTTGTACGGTTTGCGGATGACAAAATTAATGATATACTCGGTTATGTGGCTGCAGTATTTATAAGAGATTTCTGCAAGAAAGCTGATATTGTAAGTCTTAACCAATCTAAACATGAAGTTTCAATACGTCAATTTAGCGAAATTAGCTTTCTATTAAACAGAGTTCTTGACGATCGTATCATTAATTTTAACAAAGTACTTGATTTTGCAGAGGAAATCAAATCAAATATTGTTAAAAAATATTTTGAAGATGATAGAGTAGATATTCATAAATTATCAACAACCCAATTATCTATCATTACTAAAATACCTATTAAAGATATTCAGGATGCAGCTAGATCTGGAAACCTTCCAGGATATAAAGAAAGAAGAAAATGGTATTTTGATTTCGATAAAATTTTTGTATATATCTCAGGAGGATCAACAAACAATGAAGCTGAATAAGACTGAAGCTAGGATAAATAAAAACGGAAAACTTTCAGTTGGATCTGAAGATAAAAAGATGCTTACTATCATCAATCCTATTAAGGGGACTTTAGATGAAAAATTACTTGGTGTTATTAAAAATCTTTTAGAGGTTAATAACACCTACATATTCAAAGTTGCAGTTAAGAATAAACATTATTATTGCACTTGTATTGCGCCGCAAACTGATCCAAGTATTGATATCAGAAATCTTTATGTGTATGAAGATATTCAATGCGCAACAGATAATGTATATCCTATTGATAATGAATGTGTAAAAGAACTTATATTTGGAAAAGATATAACTATAGCAGGAGCAATTAGAAAGGGGATAATATAATGTCATTATTAACAAAGATATGTAACTTTATTGTAGAGCATAGTGATGCGGAAAACGTAGAGGTCTTCAGGGACCTCCAGGACCAATGGGTATGATGGGATTAGGGCTTCAAGAATTAGCAACCGTAACAGTCATAAGAGAAAATGATAAGGCGACTGAACTTATTTTGAGAAACCGTGGTGGGTATAAACTGTGTTCTGATAATGTTAAAGTTATAGATATTAAAAACTAATATAAAGCGTGTAGAGAAATCTACACGCTTTTATTTTTTGTATTTTTACATCATAGTAATTCCATTAAAGGAAATTAGTAGAAAGGAGACAGTATAATGAACGATGCAATTCATAAATTATCAGCTGAATATAATAGAAAAGAAGCTGTGCAAATATTCAATTCATTTTGGGAAGATGATAATGCTAACATGTTCTTCTATTACTGCGGAAAGAATTCTGTTCTAGGATTAGCTCATCCTGATTATATATTAAAGAATACCGATAAGCATAACTATGCAAGAGTGGCATTCTATACATTCAACGATGTTGGAGATAATTCTATTGTAGCTTATATGAATGAAACTCTTGACATTATGACAATAACTTCAGTTACAGATAAAACCAATGCAGGAAAAATGAAAAATTTTAAAATTCATTTTGAAGCTAATGGTCAAGCAGGAAGGGTTCATAAAGATAGTGTTAAATGTGTTGTAGATAACTGTAATAGTTTAGATTATCTCAATAATAAAGATATGATACCTAAAGTATTAGTTACAGAAGATACTTATCTTGACAGTGAAAACAAAACAAAATATGGAGTAGGATTATGGGTAGATATATCTTCTATGACATATCTTATGGTAGGGGTAGATAAATCTATATCTGCTAATAGCGTACCAGTAAACGCAGAGCATTTCCCATCCTCTTATACGGTAGAATACATTAGCAATATCAACAAAGAAGCCGATGTGAATCTTATAAACGTAGAGAAACTTCTTAAAGATAGACTTATTATAGAATCTACAGATAAGAATGCTTATAACGATTCTAGATTAGATAAGCTTGAGGAGAAAACAAAATTCGAACCTCATCAATTTCATCAGAATACAGTGCAATATAATCCTACATATGAGCCGAGAAGAGCTAGAACAGAAGAAACTGTTCAAGGTACTACTATCATAGGCCCAGTATTAGATCGTATTGTAGCTCTGGATCCGGTTAATAAAGTATTTAGAGTACAGAAGCATGGTATATATGCATTACAACTAAAGAATGGATTTTATCTAGTTCAAGGAGAAACTAGATTAGATCTTAATGTATATATTGGAAGTTCTCAAATTAAAGAAATGAGAATCAGTAGTTATCTTAAATCTAATCCAGAAGGACAAGATGATGAAGGCAAAGTTATCAAAAATACATATTCATCTCAAGTATATATAGTAGAACTTGATCCTACTATGGATATTAAACTAACCGCAAACTGGATGAATATAGATAATCTTGTTCTCGAGAATGAAACTATGATTACAATAACAGCACTGCAATATAATATTCCAGAAGAATAATTAAACAGGATACCTTTTTAGGTATCCTGTATTTCTTTCACATTCCAGTAAAATTTGTAAAGGAATGATTTTCTATGAACGTGATATATAGAAAAAAGAATTACAATATTTATAAAGTAGGTAATGGATATATAGTGCATAATACAAATAAACCATTTAAGACAGGTCATACTCATATATCTAATTATAACACCGCTAAAACTATTCTAAATTTCTCTTTTCATAGATCTATCCCTCATCATCTAAATAAATATTTGTTACAAAGCATAATAAGAATAAGTACAGATAAGAAGTATATAGAAATTATACAAGATCTTCTGTAGTAATTTATTACTATATATACACTATAATAAATATCAGGCAAGAGACCAGAGACAGAACCAGTTATAAGATAATAATATATATAATATAAGAAACAGGAAACCTAAACAAATTTAAGGAGAATTAAAATTATGATTTTACAAGCTGAACATTTTTCAAATATAGAACAGACAAAAAATATGATTGTTGATAGAGATCAACAATTAAATACAATGATAGATGTACAAGTAATATTACAATTACTTGTACAGAAAGGAATATTTACAAGAGAAGAAGTATCTGAAATGAGAAATATAGTACGCAATTCTGAAAGATACAAATTAGCATCTCAATGGATAGATCAAGCTAAGAAAGATTTATTGTTATATGAAACAGATCCACAAGCTATATTACAAGAACTTATGAGACAAAAAATGGAAAAGTAAAAATATTTAATCATATATTATAATAGTGTACATAAGAGAAAGGAGGTTATCTTCTATGGATGATAATGAGGTAATCTTGGTAGAGAACTAAATTTCGATTAGTACAATCTTTTAATATATCATAACTAAATTAATATTTCATTACTTGTGCTTCGAAATATTAAAAGGATAGAAGTATCCTAAACAAACTCATTGAGAGTAGGACAATTAAAGTCCTACTCTCATTTATTTTTTATCTGATATCAGCATCTTCAAGATCTTCGCACTCTGCTTCTGGATCACAATCAATAACTGTATCGATTTCTTCATCTTCTTCCATATCCTCTTCTTCTTCGATATCGAAAGCTTCGCGATAATCCTGACCATCAATATCTGCTATATCCATAGCATCATCTTCGTCTTCATCGTACATCATAGCCTCTTCGTCTTCATCTACTTCACAACAAAGATCTCCATTCTCTTTCATAGTTTTTACAAGATCATCGCTTTCCATAGTATCAGCCATTTCTTCTGCTTTTTCTATTGCCATATCGATATCCATATCAGTTGCAAGAACTAAATCAACCGGATCGTCAAGATCATCATATTCAAAACCTTTAGAAAACTTCTCACTCATTTTCTATATCCTCCTTATCATTTTTCTGTTCAAAAATATCAAGAACTAAATCTGTGACATCTTCTTCAAATACAGAGTGATCTGCTTCACAAAGCATATCTTCTACTGCAGCTTTTTCAATACTATTTAGCATAGGATTTACCCTCCTTTAAAGCTTTATTACTATGTTTCACCTATTAACGAATAAGTTTATCCAAATACCGTTCAAGGCAATATATAATGCAAGGAATAGCATAAAATAGTAATGGACAATTGTCAAACGCTATATTATCTAATTCTTTAATATCATCTATACTAATATCCATATTATATAAATATTTTATAATAATATTATAGAATGAATATTTTTTAGATTCTATTAATTTCTCTTCAGATACATGATTGATAAATACAGTATGAAAACACGGTATTAATTGAGCAAATTCATATCCTTGGGGATAATCATATTTTACTTCCCAATAATCTTCCATTCTATTATAGAATATAGTAAAATCATTAGTTATCAATTGACCGATAGCATCATACTTATATGAATTCACATGAACAGGATCTTTTTTCTCGATACAAGAAAATATAGATTTTGAATATATCATCGGAAACATAGGTTCTAATTGGGTCTGATGCTGTACAAATATATACTCCCCATCTCCGTCTAAGATATTATTTTTTCTTATAAACTCTACCATATATGGATCATAGAAATTTTGCTCTAAAAATTTATATGTGAAAGTTTGTACTCTTTTATTATAAAATAATCTCTTATAATATTGCTTTAAAAGAATAGTAGTATCTTCTATTTGTTTTCCAAATTCTACTGAACTTGATTTTATAATAGGATTTAATTCTGTTCCTACGTTATTTATTAAAAAATTAAATTCCTCTATAACTTGTTTTTGCAATGACTCTATTTTAGAAGTAGAAGATCTATATGTAATTTTATAAACATTAGATCCATCTTCTAACGTATCTGGTTCTACATGTACAACTTTAAATACTATCTGTTTTTTCAAATATTCTATACAAAACTGATCATCAGGATAAGGTTCAATTGTATTTGGAAGTACAATAACATCGCCTTCAATTGCTGCTGATTCTGTACCAAAATCTTCATTAGAATATTGCATTTGGAATTGTTCAAATCCATATAGCATCATATTATGAATTAAATTATATTTAAACGGTGAATCTGACCCTACATTGTTAAATGCTAATTTTGAAGCTTCATCTAGCGATGATGCTTCTTTATTTATGTGAAAATATTCTACTGGAGTAGGAGGCTTATCTGAATATTTATAATAATTATTAGAAATTGCATTTTGCTGAGCTTGAAGCAAAGATCCAACCACATCGTTATATGTAGTATTAGTGAAATGGCCTGCCATAATATCCCTCCTTTATTATTTTAAATTATTAAAATGTTTCGGAATCACAATAAATATCAAAATACCATTCATATCCATCATTTGTAGATATAAAATAAGTATCATTTCCTTTTCTAGCGATATAATGTATTTGAGGAGAATTTTTACATATATCAATGTATATAGATGATGGTATTTTGTATTGATATTGTTTCATAGTGTTATCTATTTCATAACTATACATCTATATCGGTCCCCCTAAATAAAAAGGTGAGAGTGAATTCACTCTCACCTTATTTTTTATAAACAAATTCCTCTAGCGACCAAAGCGTCAATGATTTCATTAACTTTATTAGCTATATCTGCAGAAGTTGCAGAATCAGGAGTTGCTATTTTTTCTATAGACGATGCAACACCAGTAAGACCAACACCGTCTTTACCAGCCGGTCCTTGAAGACCTTGTTCACCTTTAGGTCCAATAGGTCCCTGAAGTCCTTGCTCTCCTTTTTCTCCAGCAGGTCCTTGAGGTCCAATTGGTCCTCTTTCTCCAGCAACACCTGGATCGCCTTTTAAACCTTCAGCTCCTCTAGTACCCTTCTCACCTTTTTCACCTTGATCTCCTTGCAGACCTTGAACACCCTGGGCACCTTGATCACCTTTCGCTCCTTTATGTCCTCTTGGAATGGCGATATGAATAAAATTAGTTCCTGAAGCTTTATCAAATTCAACTTCAGCATGAGCTTCTTCTTCAGTATCTACAATAGCAATTTCTCCTATTGCGAAATCAGCACTTGCTCTTTTTACCGCAGCTTCCAAAATATCTAAATGCTCTTTTGTGAACACTGCGCCGGCTCTTACATTTTCTTCAAAAGATAAATTTTCATCATAAATATTGTAATTATTCGGTTTATAATGATAAGCCATAGTGTATAACCTCCTTATAGGTATATTATAGCATAAGCTATTTATAAGAATGTTTAAATTTAGAGGTCAAATCCCCATACCAACTGAATGGTATGGGGATTATTTTTATATTGTAGTTGCACGTTTTACATAGATATTTTCAAGATCTTTCAGGTCATTATAGATTGCATTTCCGCTATCTCTGAAGCAATGATAAATAATACCATTTTCTTTATAATATTTACCATTATAAAGAATCGTACCATGTTCAAAATTGATAGGGTTTTGAATAGTTCCTTCTTCTCCTACTGGAGGTTCAGGTCCTTCTCCGCCAGGATTATATACCTCTACATATTCATTAAGATCTGCAAGTTTTCCTTCTAAAGTTTCTGAAGCAGATTTAATACATTTGTAGATGGTTCCTTCTTCTACGTAGTATTTTCCTTCTTCCAGCATAATTCCTTTTTCGTACATAATAGGATTTTCAGGAGTTCCAAGTTCTGGAGGAAATTCAGGAACATAAACAGATACATACGCTGCGAGATCTTTAAGAGCTCCATGTACAGAAATTTCTGAATCTCTATTACAGATATAGACGATTCCGTTTTCTGTATAATATTTTCCTTTATATAAGATCTGTCCGGTGTACCAAGGAATTGGATCTTCTAATGTACCTTCAGCTTCAACATACTGGGCAACAAAAGCGTGAAGATCTTCAAGTCTATCAAATACTGCTGTACCAGATCCATTTGTACAAATGTAAAGAACGTCATCCTGAGTATAAAATTTACCTTTCTCAAGAATCTGATTTCCGTAGTATGGAATAGAATCATCATGTGTACCTTCGTGAGTTTCATCGATATAAGTATATAATGACTCTGTTCCGTCAGCTCCAGGTTTGTATTGTTCTTGAATGAGAAGGTTATCCTGAGCTGTTTTGTACAGGAATCCCCAGTAATTGAACTTAGTTCCAAGTTTAACTGTTTTTCCAATAAGATCTTCCCATTCAGGATATAATGATTTTACAGAAAGAGCTGTTTCATCATCAAATGACTGAACTGCATCTTTTACTATATCTATATGTCGCTCTTGTTCTGTCATCTGTTTCAATCTAATAACAATATCGATTCTCGAAGCGTGTTCTTCTACAATATATAATTTAGGATTAGAAGAACACATATTCTTATAAATTGATTCGTTGTTATCTTTATCTGTAAGAACTACTTTTTTCATATTCTCACAAGTTAATTTTGCTGATAACTCTTTCAGTTTATCATAGTCTGATACTGATGAATTAAATTCATATGTATCATCTACCAAACCATATTCATCATCAGCAATAATCTTAGTGCTATCAACTAATGTAAGTTTAATACTCATATAGTTTAACCTACCTTTCTATATATTTTATTAGTACGTTATTCCATTTGATTACCAATATTGATAAGCTTATTGATCATTTCATTTATCTTGCTCTCTAAGGATACCCAAGAATAAGTACCATCTCCATTAGCATATAATATTTGACCTTTTTTAGGAACTATAACTTGTCCATCTTGATCAATAGGTAAATTAACTTTTTTATCCAAAGCTTTACAGACATGTCCAGCACAAGCAGGAACTCCTCCGCCTACAGTAGTTTCCTCCCAAGTATCATCAGTTCCAGGTTCAGAACTCGTTTCTACCTTAGCTTTATAGTATTTATTATTATGATATACTATAGTTCCAGGCTGATATGTCCCAGGTTTCCATTTATCTACATATCCTCCCCCTGCAGTAAACCTTCCAATTTCTTCCCATCTTACGTTCTTATATTTTCTGTAGAAAATACCAGATTTGATATCTATTACAATATCATTCCATTGTCCGGTTTTAATATCAGGAGCTTCTCCTGTAACAGTTAAAAAGATTTGCTGATTTGTAGGTTCCCATTTGATTTCAGCATCATCTCCAAGATATTTAAAGAAAGTTTTCTCTTCTTTTACAAATACAATAAGACTTTCATACGGGTATTTGATTTTATACAAATCATCAAAAGAATCTACAATAGTTCTTAAATCTACAGGAAGTTTACACAATACATCAAACCCAGTAAGACTAGGAACACCCTCTTCGATATGATCAAGAGATCCCTTTCCAGATTCAAAATTATATGATATCTCTCCAACTGCAGCTAATTGAACTAAATATTCATTTCTGTTAGCAAATACGGAATACTGTACATTAGATGTAACTGTAGGATCTGGTTTAATAGGAACCATTCCATTGTACATAAATGATCCGGTAATATCATCTTCATTTGCATCTGTTATAGATAATACTTTATTCCATGTATTAGGATATACAATACATGGGTGAAGTTTTGTATTTTCATACAACACATTATCTATATTCATTCCTATAATATTCTGTATAGGACATAATCTCTTCTCGATAAGAGGAGAATTATTTCTAATAAGTGTATTGAAATAATTACTTGCTTTGGCATCATCGATGATAACTCCATCCGGACTTAATATCTCTTCAAGATCACAATATCCAACAAATACAGGATATATGAAATTATAAGATAATAATGCAGATTTTACTGATGATTTTCCATCAGAAACAACAATCTGAAGTTTAGTATCAAAACTAAACTTTTCAACCTTTTGTTGATACTTATAAGTAGATCCAGGTGTAACTTTAACTTTAGTATCTTGAGATGTAGTCGTTCCAGTTTGTTTATTATAAGTCTTTAAAGTGATTGTAAGATCTGTTTTATCTCCAGCCACAATACTAGCATTGATAAAAAACGGTCTTACTTCTTTAAATCTTTCGATATATATTGTCTTATCAGAAGTAACTTTAGACCCTTCATGATCAGTAATGAAACTAATTTCAGGAGCAGTATATGGAAATAGAATATCATCCAATATGTCTTGCACTGAAGTTTCAGATTCTTCTGTAAATGAAGTTCCTGCAGGTATACCTCTGAAATCTCTTACGGTTCTATTATCATTTACATATGCAACTACGGGAGCTGATGTGAGAACGTCAACTTCAGCTATAACTGCACCGGTATTAGGATCTAATAATTGAACCCTAGCTTTTTCAAGAGCCATTTATTCTCACCTCCTTTTAATCTGTAATTAATCTAAGTCCCATATTAGGACTAACTCTAATAACCCTAGGAAGTCCAGTAGATAACTGAGCTTCGATAGCATCTACTACTTTAATATAATAATGACCTTCCGGTCTTGATTCTACAGGTATATCAGGTTCACCTTTTTGGATAACGTGTATTACTGATGATTCTGCAGGTGCAGGTTGACTACCTCCGCCACCAGTAGAAGCATTTATCTGATCACGAATATACCCTAACATTGTATCGACAGTAACCCGTAAAGTACCGTTACCATCATCAATAAGCAATTCTTCTTTACCACTTAACTTTGCAAGTGGATTAAGTTCATGTATCTGTTTGGTTTCAAAAGTACCAGTAACTTGTCCAGCCATGCTATTTCCACCTTTCTTTTAGATTTATTATATAGTTCTGCTATTCAAACAATCTGGTCATATAAGATAAAAAATAAGATAAGACTATAATAGTCTTATCTATATCATATATTTCTTACCTAACATTCATGAATTTCATGAATGTTAGGGAGGTATATCAGGATGGCATATAATAGCAGATTGATGTTTAAATATGATGATAATTATTTCAATATACATGATACTGTAAGTTTTACTAATATTTTTACTAATATAAGAAATGATTTGAGAAGGGGAGGACTAGCAAGTTCAATTTTAATAAATTTATCTAAACAAACATGGGTGGTCGGTCAATTAAAAACCGATGCAGCAACCCATGGAGACTTATATGGGTTTGGTGATTTTAAAATTTTTAATACGAAACCTTTTGAAACAGGAGAAGCTGATTGGCCAGCTTGTATTGTTGATTGGTATATATTTGATAATAAGTGGGCAGGAAGAACAGTAAGAACCATTGCAAGGTATACTGGTGCCGGAAATAATGTTACGCTAAAATGGTTTGGAACTGACTGAACATAAATGGAGTTAGGGATAGTATATATCCCTAACTCTCGTTATATGGTTCTTTTAATTTTTTCTAACGGCTTAACCCATGTAACTGCACGTCTAGGTTTTTGAGAGGCATCGCCGACCCAAACTTGAACTCTTCTTGGTTTATTGCTAATACCAGTATGAACAGTTTTTGCAATACCTGTCAATATCATATCTTTTTGTTTTTCAGAATCTTGATAATCTTTACGACCCTTAGTTGTTAATTGAAAGTGTAGAGTGTTATTGTTAGAATCTGGATATGTTTTATATATCTTATCTAAATCTGATTGACTAAAGTTTATAGTATTTGTTCCGTTAACTACATTTATATTAGTAGAGAAACTAAAACCACCATACGATGACCATATTCTTAGAACAAGTTTATTTCCTGATGGAGAATTTATCGATATATTAAAATCATTCGAGAATATAATATTTCCAAAACTAGATATTCTTCCTATATCTAAAGTCTGAGAATTAATTACAACTACATTAGAATTTAATGCATCGTGGCTATCATCAGATGTTCCTTGTACTGATAATTTGTATGATGTATTGGGGTCTAGATTCGGAATCTCAAATTCTCCATAATTAGAATTTACGTTCAAAACTTGCCAACTTCCACTATCAACTTTATACCACATTTGTTTTAGATTTATATCAGATGTCCAACTTATAACAAATCCTTCTAACTTTTTTTGTTTAATTTTTGCAGTTATAGTAGGCGCTTGATATCTTGTTCTTACTGTAAGATAAACTACATTACCTTCGCCTGCATCATTAACACCTTGAAATTGCATGTTATATGTAGTTCCTGGAGATAAACCTGTTGCAGTGTAACTTTTAGCTGCTCCAGGTATCTGTCTCCACCAATCACCCATATGGTACCACGTCTCTGTAGGTTCATCGCCTTCTATCAAATCAAATGCAAAGCTTATAGAATCTGTACTGGCAGAAATACCAGAATTTCCTTTATATGGATTTGTACCTCTCTGATTTCCTATAGTAGGTAATTCTACTGTTTTTAAATCGACTCTAGTTCCAGGTATTTCCCATCCAGGATCTCTATCAGCTTCCCCATGAGGAGCAACAGTACAAGAAGCCCCTCCGGTATCATCATACATAGAGCATCGTGTAGCTAAATAACACTGAACACATCCATTATTCAAATCTATATTTATAGTTCCAGAGAAATCTTGATAAATATTATTACCAGATCCATCCACCCCTGCAACTCTAGTAGCATCCCAAGTTCCATTTTCGTATACTCTTATAAAGTTAATATACATATGATAATATGAAAACCATCCACCGCTACTGGTTGTCTGGCACCATAAATATACCAAATTTTCATCTTGCGATACACATCCTTCTCTAATGGTCCATTCAGGTCTATCGTGCACCATTTGTCCAGATGGGTAATCGAAATAAGTTCCCATAAGAACACTCCTTTCTTTTAGAATTAATAAATAGTGAAGAGGAAACCCTCTTCACTATATTTTATATTGTTCTTCTCGAATTGTTTGAACTATCTCCAACCCAACTTACAGCTCTACGCGGAGTATTATTTTCATCACCCCACCAAACTTGGCACCTTCTTGCTGAATTATTAACTCCGACATGTTGAGTTTTTGCTATACCTGTAAGTAATAAAGTTTTGTCTTGCTGGGTATCAGGCCAATTTTTCCATTCCCCTTTTGTCGTTAAAAGGAATTTTATTGGAACTTCATTGGATTTTGGATAACACCTATACATCTTATCTAATTGATCTTGTGTTGGATTAAACGTAAATGTTCCTTTAGATACATCGAACGTAAATCTCGGACTCAATCCGTTTCCTTCTGTCCATATCTCTAATTGAAGCGGTTTTGTTGATTCGCTAGCTATATTTATTTTGATAGCCAATCCAAACGTACAATCTCCGATAGAAGTTATATGAGCTCTATCTAAAGTTGTTGCCGACTTTCCTTCAGTATATGTCTCTAGGCTATCATACGTAGCTGTTGATCTTCCCCAAAAAACTATAGTGTGAGTGGTTTTTGGATCGAACCATTTTGCAGTGAAAGTTCCGCTTTTTCCTGTTCCAGTTTTTACCCACGATCCACCATCAACTTGATATTGAGCATCAGCTAAATCTTTATCAGATGTCCAACTTAAATTTATTTTCTCCAAATCAACACTATCTATTGTCAGTGTTAGTTTAGGAGGATTATGTCTGGTTCGTATTGTTATAGATGCAGATCCTGAACTTCCTATAGTATTTTTTAAATATACCGTTACTGTATATGAAGTTCCAGGGCTTAACCCGTTAATATTAAACTGAGATGTTTTCGCAAGTTCTCCTTTAGCACCATTACTACAACTCCAAAATATTTTACCATTATCAGGCTTTCCCCAATCTGATGAAGATACTCCTATTGTAAGTGAGTTTGTGCTTGCAGAGATCCCTGCATTGTTATTATATTTATTATTATTTGTAAGTGCAGGAGTTGCAGGTTTATTTCCTAATTGAATCTCACTGAGGTCAAATGTCCAATTATTCTTTCTAAAATTAGTAATATTACCGTTATCTGATAAGTGATGGATACCAGGTTGTCCATTTGTTCCTGTAGTTACAGTTAAATCTAAATCTATATTTAAAGTTATAGTTTTATCATTTGCGCTACCAGTTTCAAAAGAAAGAGGACCAAAGGTATATCTAGCACCGGTGCCATGAACTTCTGTTTTTAATCTTACTTTTTTAACTTGTTCATCTGGTAGATCCGTCACATGGAATCTTGCAATAAAATCACAATCACCAGTCCAGTCGAGTCTTCCAGTATTCCACCATTCTCCTGTTACGTCTACCTGATATTTAGTCTGTTCTTCATTTGGTTTAATTGTACATGTAAAATTACAAAAAAACCAATTATGAGATCCACTTCCCGTACATGTCATAGTAGCAGCAGCGGTCTGTGTTACATTAGTTGCCATTTATACCAACCTCCTCATTAAAAATATTGAAGGTATATAACCCCAGACGGTAAAGTAGAAGGAACACTTGTTCCGATTTGAATATCGGTAACATTTCTAAGTTTATTCTCTACTACCTTTAATCGTGCATCTAATTTTTTATTGACGTCTTCTATCTTATTTGTCAATTCTTCTCTTACATTGTTTATCTCAGTTTGTAACTGTCTTTTCGTATCTTCGATCTTTTGATTAAGTTCTACCTTGACATTATCTATCTTAGTATTGAGATTTTGATCTGCTAATTTAAGTTCTTCATAGATCTGCTCTACATATTTCTTAAATTCAGACAAATCAGCTCCAAGATCATTATAGATATTATCTATCTGATCTTGCATATTATCGATCTTGGTATTAATCTTATCAATCTCATCATAAATATGATCAAGAAGTTCGTTAATCTTTTCTACTGAATAATATACATTATTCAGATTTTCTGTAGCAGTATCTCCGTTAAAAGCATTGCGAAGATTCTGCAGTGTAATTTTTCTTGTCAAATCTGTTTCACTTACAAGAAAATATGAGTCTGCATGAATTTGAGAAACTTCTAAAAGTTCTTCAATTCGTTTACCATTTTCAATAGATATACTTGCCATGCTTTCACCTCCTATGCTACTCTAAACCACTGACCATTAAGATGTCTCAATATAACAGGAGTATATTGATTTAAAGTTACATCTCCAGCCATTCGTATATCATTATTAGCTTTTAATGTTGCTCCTGCAGACGAATACAAGGCAACTAATTGTCCATCTAATGACGGAAATACTAAATCAGTAATATTTCCAGTATAAGAGATATCCAATGCTATATTCATATATCCAGGAACTTTATTGTTAAGATTTTCATTTAAATCTGCAGGTTTTGTTAATACTACTTTTTCTCTACAGATAGGATCAATAGAGTCTATAAGATCTCCAACCAATGAAGTTAATGCTTGAGATACAGATGCACCTGATGCTAATGTAGATATATCAATAATAGTATTAAGATATAATCTTCCAGTCATTCTATCAAAAATATAACTTACATTAGTTGCAGGTTCTCCTGCTTTAACTCCTTCTGCTGAAGCTCCATTAAATTTTTGCATTCCTGATAAAGTAACTTTAGCTGCATCTGATAAAATACTGTACATTATACGAACATCATCGCATATAATATCACTACATCCTAAAGTTACATCTACTACCCCTGTAACAACAATTCCTGCATGAAGTTTATTGAATCCGCAAGATGCTACTTGAATAGAATCTGAGTTAGATGAAATTTGAACACCTACTGCAGTAATAGTAGATCTATTAGAGCCATATCCTTCGCAGATATTGTCAGAAATAATAATTCCTCTATCTTTAATAGTGCTAGTAGTATTGATACAATACTTAGAAGCAATAATTCTATTTGAAGATATGAGAATATTTCTATTTCCATAACTTGTTTCTTTCTTAAGTCCAGAGCTTACGATAATACCATAAGCCACTTCTCTATTAGATTTTCCTATCATACAGTTCTGTATAACAATATCGGAAGATCCATTAATACATATTGCTTTCTCCATACGTCCTTTAGACGGAGCATCGAATAAGCAATCTGTTATAGTTACATTTGTAGAATATGGGTAAATTTCAATTCCATATTTTCCAATAAATGTACCATTCTTTATAATAATATTGCTCATATCTTCATCTAATCCTAAACAGATGCATGATGAAGTTGAACAGAATAATGTAGAACCATTTAAATCTACCACAGAATCAGAAGGTAATTCTAATGGTCCTGAGACTTTATAAGTTCTCTTAGGAAAAAATAAAGGAAATCCTTTCTTTAAAGCTTTTGTAATAAAAGTAAAATCATCATTAACTCCATCACCAAAAGCTCCACATTGCAATATATTAAGAGTCCCATTATGTACAAGATGAGCTCTTAAAGTATCACTAGTACGAAGATAGTGCGTAAGCATACCGTCGTTTAAATCTGTAGGAGCATACACTATTTTATATATAGCAGCACCTCCGTCATTTACTTCTCTATATCCAAGAGTTTGAACTACATCTCCCTCTTTGAAAGTTGCATTTTTCATATCTTCTACAGTATTGAAGAAGATACTTTGTTGTAATAGAGATCTGAATTCGCCTACCTCAGTGGTCTTAGTACCATCATTATCTTCAACGATAATAAAATCATTTAAAGAGATACTACCAGATTTTTGAGGTAATTCTCGTATTTTTACTGTATCCATTCTAAATCTCCTTTCTAATAGAATTTACACATTCCATCGTGTATCTTTTCTGCAATCATAGCATGCCCTTTATCAGAAGGGTATATCCCGTCTTTGTTAAGATAGATCCTAGAATTGTATTTATTGATCATACATTCATCGAATAGATCTAAACAAGGAATATGATTTGCTTTTCCGATTTCTGACATTGCATTTGCAAAATCTCTGAGATACTTATCATTTACCAAGTTTGTATCGCAATCTAAATCATCTCCAGGTTCTGTACTTGATCTAAAGATTGGAGATACAAGCATTACTTTAGCACTAGGAGCTTTATTAAGTAATTTCTTAATCGCTAAATTAAGAGATCCTTTAAATGTGGTATCATTTTCATTATCATCATTTCCAATAGGAGCCATTCCGCTTCTATAGTCTTCTGCACCAATGAAAATCAATACATAGATCTCATCTTCTACTGTCAATCCAGTAGCAGTGTCTATCTGAGTAAGTAAACTACTTTGTTTGAAGATATCGTCTCCATAGTTTCCAGCAGTAGCATCAGACAGAGCATGATTAAATACTCTATATCCATATTTCTTATTTAAGATAGACGGATAAGCTGTGTGTAAAATATCTGTAGATCCCAAACCATAGCTTATTCCATCTCCAAAAATATGAATAGCTTTACCGTCAAATTTTGATTTAGAAACGTTTGTACTATTGAACCAATCTGTTCTAATAAGAGCATGATTACTATCGTAATATTCATAGCATGAATATGTAATACAGCCATTAATATCAGCTCTCTTAGCCTCATATTCTTTTCGATTATCAAACGTTCTTACATTTACAAGGTATTTATCTGTAGTAGGAAGATTTTTTACTGTAGATTCACACAGATAGTTTCCATCTGCTTTTGTATCTAAGAATAAATCTCCTTCAGAAAGTTTACCTCTGTTATTATATCTATCTCCAAGTAAATCAGATTCTACTTTATTTACTTCAGAGATTTCAAAATGTGCTACGAAATCAAGGATTGATAATTTTTGGAATAATCCTTTTCTCTCAAAATACGGTCTCACATCACTAGAGTATTCTTTATAGTATACTCTTTGAATGATATACTTACCATCAGTACCATATCTTATAACTTCAAGAAGTCTGGTTTCGTCCATATCTTCTCCATAATGAGGAACGCCTTCTACTGTAGCTGCAACCTCATACACTCCAGATTCTACCAAACGATTTAAGTTACCTTCAGGGTAACTTCCTCTATAAGTATAGTCTTTAGTTAATTTTCTTGCAGATATAGATCCATCTGCCAAGTCATCTCCTCTCCATCCACCTGTAGGAACAGAAGGAGGAGTGATAGGAGTTTTACCTGTCATAGCATCTAATATATCTGCACCTAAGTGTTTAAGATGAATTTTCTCATCTTCGTTACCATAAGCTAAATCCTGACCTGTGATAGGAACAGATTTCTTTCTAGTATTTTCTAATTCCTGTATAACTGGATCCAAATCAACTTTATCAAGTTTCTTTGCATCTATCTCAGCTATAGCTGCATCTAATTCTTTATGAGATACTTTATCTTTAATAAGATTTTGTATATCTTCTTCCATACCTCCGATTCCATCTGATACAGAATCTCTAATATCATCTATAAGCTGTTGAACTTTTTGAGATGAATAAATTCTATAATTAGCTGGAGCTTCTTTATCAGAGATAAGAGAAATACGAAAATTTCTAAATAAAACTTTTTTAGTGTTTTCTAAATCTTCGACAAGCAAAATATCAGTATCATCAATACGTTCTTTTTCCAAAAGATCGGTTATAAAGATACCGACATTCATTGAATCGTTAGCCATAAAAGTTTACCTGCCTTTCTTTAAATTTTTTAATAGAATGTTTCCGCAGTGAATTCCCGATGGTATTTGGTACCATCGGGAGTATATAGTCTAAAAATATTGAAAATAAACTTTTCCTGTAGGAAGAGATACTGGAACTTGATTTCCAATTTCGAACATATTTTTCAATCTATTTGTAACTTCAATACATTCATTGGTTGCATTGTTACAATTAGTAATAGCAGTATTTACTCGATTAGTAAGTTCTTGTACTTTTGCATCTACTTCTTTTAATTTATTATTAACCTCAACGATTTTATTATTCATCTGAAGCATAATATTATTAAATCTATCTTGCCTAGTTTGTTCATTTTCCTGTCTTTGGGCTTCTTGTTGCCCTCTAGTAATTTCATTCTCGTTACGTCTAGATTCATCTTGCTCCCATTGAAGTATCATTCTAGTCCATCTTGCAAATTCTTGAACTCTCGTATTTTCATTCTCTATACGTTCATTTTCTCGAATTACAGTTTCGTTATAAAATGGAGTCCATACCTCTTCCCATATACGAATCCATTCTTCAAATTGTTCTCTTCGTTCTTGTTCATCCTGTATTCTCTGCTCTTCATTCTTTTGACGTTCAGCTTCATTAGCAGCATACTGTTTATCTTTCTTTCTCATCTCTTCCATAAAAGATTCTACTTCTACTAATTTAGCTCTAATCATTTCAAGCATTTTATCTGCAGCATCTTCTATAGCTTTATAAAAAATATCTACAGACATTTGTTTTGTATCTTGATCATCTTCTATAAGTAATACAGATCTTCTATCTACTTCTTCTTTTATAGGAAGTTCTTTAATTTTAATTACTTTCCAAAAAGAATCAGAAACTCCATTATTGTTTCCCATATCAAACTACCTCCTTATTTTAAATTATTATAATGTGCAAAAATAAAGGGAATAAGGAGCCAATCCTTATTCAAATAATATCTTACTTAACATTCATGAATTTCATGAATGTTAAGGCACTAACTAAGTAGAAAGGAGAATTGAATAAAATGGCGGAGACTGATAAAATAATCTTTCCTTGTAAAGATTCTTTTCAATTTCCTATAGGGTATATATTAATGTCAGCATCTAAAATAAATCCCGCAACATTTTTAAACTATGGAAAATGGGTATTATTGGGTAGTGGTAGAACTATACTAGGGGCAAGTGATACTGATAATGGTAAAGAAACTGGAGGGTCTTTTAGCAAAAAATTGGTAGCTGCAAATATACCTGCACATACCCATTCATTACCATCCCATACACATCAGGTTCCAGCTCATAATCATACTGCAAGTTCTGATAAAAAGTCGCACAGTCATAAGATAGGTATAGGAGCAGGAGGGGCACATTCTCATTCTATTGGCAATAATGGATCCCATAATCATAGTATTAGAATGAATAATTTGAGAGTCGAAGCAGAACATAAACATGACCGCGGAATTTGGACCAAAACCAGCTCATATGTATCTGAAGGTGCTAATTTTAATAATGACCTTAATAGTTTTTTTGGTGATAATAATTTTGTCATTAATTCGGCAGGAACTCATTCCCATACCTTAACTTCTGCAGGATCTCATGGTCATACGGGTAGCTGTAATGCATGGGAGCATAATCATACTATCACAGTAGCCAACAAAGCTGCATTTAATACAGCTACTGGAGGATCAGGAAATAGCGGATCTGTTGGATCTGGAACTGAGTTTGATATCACACCTTCATATATAAAATTGTTTATATGGGAAAGAATAGAATAAGCTGTTGGTCATTTAGACCAACAGCTGTTTTAGTTTTATTTTGCTAACATTCGAAATTATTTCGAATGTTAGGTAAGATCATAAGTGCAGGAAAGGAGATTTTTATATAATGGGAAATATATTTTTTAGAGATTCAGTATTAAACGATACATACGGAGGTAGAGATCTTTTAAAATTAGGCAAAACAGCACAAAGCGTTGCAGAGCAAGTACGTAATAATGATTTCTCCGATTTATATATTGGAGATTATTTTGCAACCAATATCAATAATAGAAAAATCAACTGGTATATTGCTGATTTTAATTATTTCTTGAAAGCAGGAGATGTACCATTTAAAAAACCGCATCTAGTTTTAATAAATGGTGCACCTATAGCAACACAGCGAATGAACCCAACCAATACAACCGAAGGTGGTTATGTGAATTCAGAAATGAGAAAAACTACATTTAATACATATCTAAATTATCTCAAAAATACTATATTAGGAGATTATATATTAACGCATAGAGAATTATTAACTTCAGCTATATTATATAACTCTATGTCTGCAGGCTGCCCTTTTTGGTATGGATGTGCTAGTGATTGGGAATGGCATGATAGCACTATAGAATTACTAACAGAATCACAACTGTACGGGAAAACTACATTTAGCTCCAGCGCATATGATACTGGGATAGGACATACTCAATTTGCTTTATTTAGATTAGATAGAGAATTTATAAATCTAAATGGTATAACATTTTGGCTTAGAAATATAGCATCCAACTCATTATTCTGTACTGCTAATGATAGTCGATCTTCTGGAGCTCACAGTGCATCGCTTGCTAATGGAGTGCGTATATATTTCTGTTTTGGATAAAATAGGTAAGAAACTAAAGTTTCTTACCTAACATTCATGAATTTCATGAATGTTAGGGAGGTATATAAGAAATGGCATATAATGATAGTGTTGGATTTGCAGAGCCATATGTAATGCATAGTTGCACAGATAGCGGCAGAAATATAACTATAAAAGAATTCGTGGACAGATGCCTTGCTTTTAATAATTTTATTGTCAATTTTAAATTAAAACTTTTACCTACAATGCCTAATTTCTGGATGCCTGAAGGACAAAATCAATGGTGGTACGAAGGAACTGTATATTTCGAAAATAATCATTATAAATATGCAGGTATAGGTAAAATAGTATTTTATGGTGAAGGATGTATGTATCTTGGAAATATATGGAATAATCTAGATACCGGAGTTTTAAAGGTAGATTGGTACAAACAACTTTTTCAAAAAGTATAAAAAAGAAAAGGATAGTCAGTTAAGACTATCCTTCTTTATTTTTAATATAAATATCCTCTTTTTACTGCATTAACTTGAGCTTCAGGTATGTCATCTTTATCATTATACGATTTAGATCGTATTTTTGTAACTTCGTGTTGAATAAACACTCCGTCTAAGTCTCTATAATAATTATATGGTCTACCTTGCACTGTTTCTATTAATATAGGAACTGGATATTTATTTTCAGTTAACGATAATAATCCTGCCTCAGTACACTCTCGAATTGCATCTAAAGTATCTAAAAAGCATTCTTCTTGAATAAATTCGCTATCATAATCAATAAAACTTCTATCAGGAAGATCTCTACCTGTGAGAAGTTTATATAAATCAAAATCATTAACAGTATCTTCTATAATTTTATAGAAACTATTCTTTGGAGTTCCGGTATATCGATACATCTTTATATCAGATGCTTCTTCTTTAAATTCATCTAAATCTGAAACATGATGAAATCTATCGTATTTCCCTCCAAAAGTATGTAAATCTTTCATACCTTTTTTGCATATTCCTAATTTATTTTCTTTATGACCAGAGAATACGTTATTTTGCATATAATTTACAATATAAATAGAATCCGCTTGATTTGACCCTACTACCGTTCCAGCAGTAGTTCCAAATTCCTTTATCATATCTAATGACGTGTTCAACTTTGCATCTAAAGCTAAATTATCAGGATTAAATCTATCAAACTTAAGAGATCTAATTCCTAAACTTCTAGCAGCTGATACATTATCTATTAAATCATCGAAGAACGCACATTCTTCTGAATTCAAGTTGTACTTCTTAAGAAGCATTTCATATATCTTAATATCAGGTTTCATGCAACCAGCTTGCCAAGACCATAGCCCGCCATTCATCTTTTTAAGAAAATCAAACTTATGGTGTTTCGCAAGTAGGTCATATGACCATTTCGACCAGTTAGATAAGAAGTATACATCATATCCATTCTTTATAAGATTATCTATAAGAGGTATAGTATAATTAAAAGAATTAACACATCTTACATTATACTCAAATAATCTAGGAATGAATTTAGATAACTCTTTTAATCTGTCCGGAATTATCTTTTTAAACTCTTCCAATTCGATAGTATCATCTTCGTCCTTATACCATTGAGACATGATATATGGTATTTTATCATTAGGAATATCTGGATCCAATGCTAATTGATCTTCCATATTAGTAGATACTAATACATTCCCAAGATCAAATATAACATTTTTGATTTTAGCAGTATCTTCTAAAAGATAACTTTCTTTCAAAACTTTATCTTCTGCAGATAATTTACTTTTCAATTTCATCCAATAATGCTCTTTATTATTGTATTCTATCGGCACAAATCCATATTTTTTATACAAATGAATTGCTACATCATTATCTTTTCTAACGGTAAGATCTATACCATTGTATTTATGAATAGCATCTTTGATGAGTATATTACCTAATCCACTACCTTGATATTTTTTGTCAACCCATAAATCAGTAATAAACCCTTTATCTTTTTTATTTCCAACTAAAACACTTCCTGCTACTTTATCTGTATTTTTATCAACTATTATTTCTCCTACATATAAATCAATAATATTCTTATCATAGTTCTTTCCAACTGAGTTAAAATAAGATAAAGATTTCTGTTTATTTGAAGATATATCTAAAAAAGTAAAATTACCAGTAGATGCTTCGCTAATCATATCTTTAGGAAGATATTTCTTCAGTCTATTATTTTCTCCAACCATAGAACTATCGATATTATATTTCTTCATATTTTTAATAACAGCTTTCGCTAATTGTTCTTCATATTTATCTTCAACGTGATTAAATAACTTAATTGCAGAAATCGTATGCCGTTTGTCTGGCATAGGATATTTTCTTTCTTGAGGTATACCAAATACCTCATCAGGTAATTGTGCACGATTCATATTTGCATTCCTCCTTATAAATATTAATAGTATGTCTAAAAATAAATCAGGTGTGAAATTAATCACACCTGATTCTTATTTAATTTATAGATATAATAGATAAAAAATCGCTTTGTTGTATATCAGATAGCTGCAAGTTATTATCTATCTGATAATTATTCTCTACGGTATTAATATTACCGTCATAATATGGACATTCTGATGGTATATAATTACAATATCCATAAACATCGATAAATTGCATTCCAAATCGAAATATAATATCTTTCCAATAATTTCTTAGTATTTCAGAAATAATACTAGATTCTGTATTAGTAAATTTCCAGTTTACCATTTTAGATTTTGGAAATATATTCATATATTCATTAGACACCAAACTGAGTCTGCAACATTTTGTTGCATTTTCCGGATTCTCGTTATTATATATAACTAGATACGGTATATAGGATAAATTTAAATATGTGCACATAGATATATGATGCTTCCAATCTATCAATATCTCTTGATATGATTCCTTTCCTTCTTCTAATGTGATGCCTAGCTGTTTGCAATATTTTTTATATTTTTTATAATATACTTTTCTCATTATTAATCCTTTCTTATGATATTTCGATATAGTTAGGAATTGGCATATGGTATGGAATAACATATTGTGGACACTTATCTAATGGATAATCTTTATATTTTTCGATAGTATCTATAGAAATGTGAGCTACGATATTCGCAGTATACGCTATAACTTCAAACCAAGTATTAAAACGAGAATATGATAACTTGGTAGGTTTTGATGATAATACAATCATCAAATCACGTTTTTGTTTATTAGATAATTTTATATTATGAAGACCTTTTTTATTAGAATGATCCCTGGTATAATGTGGTTCTGTTATTAATATTCTGGCAATACCGTTCATGCTATCATAAAATTTGAAATAAGATGCACCTATACCAGTAGCTCCAGATGTAGTATTTACATCTATTTTAAATGAATTTTTTGGTGTATCATTATATCGTACTATATTCTCTTCTAAAATAATTCCATTCTCTTTAATTATTTGGTTAAATAAACTCATGATATAATCCTCCTATAATCTTAATAATATGTCTTAGAATAAATCATGTATGAAATTAATCACACCTGTTCAAAATATATACAGTCTGAAGTATTATTAATTGGAAGGTATTTTCTATTATCTGAATATGCACATTCTTTGTCAAGCCTAAAAACACATTTTTCGCATCTCTTATTTATACCATGTAATATTTGCATATCTTCTTCCCCATAATAACTATCGCTAGCTTTGCCAATTTGAGTAAAATACATAGTATTTTCCTTTTTATTATAATACACTCCATCCATTTCGGTTGGTCCGCATTCCCATTCACTATCACTTTGCAACTTGACATTGGACGGGATATTATTTTCTTTTATTATTTTTTCTAATTGGTCAAATGTCATGTTATTACCACCTCTCTTTAAGTTACATATAATCTGACATCGATATACTATCTTTCTCCAAAAATATCAGACAAACTATATTTTATTTATATTTATTTTTTCCTTTTATCTTATCAATTCACCACTATAATCAACTTCTATTTGATTGATTGCATCGTTTTCTGTATCATCACTATTAAGTTTTCTATGAAATTCTTTAAGTTGTTCGAATGCGCTGTTGAATTTGTTTATAAAATCCTTTCTAGCTTGTTCTTCAGACTCACCATAACCAACAATAGCCGCTAAATCGTGTATCCCGAATGTTCCAGTTTCATCACAATAATCATCACATTTATCAAATATTGATATTTCATGACTCTGATATTTCTGCTTACCATCATCATGATGAGCTAATTTAATTTCTTGCATATTATTTTCCTCCTTATAATACCTCTTCTTTACACATTTCTTTTAATCCTTCTATAAGTTTATTTGTATCTCTTACTCTAGAATTTAAAACTTTCATAATCTCATCAATATCTGGATCATTGATATTTGCCACTTTTAATATTTTTTTTTCAATAACCTGTTGTACTAACAAATTATCAACCATTAATTCATTTAAAACTTTTACTGTTTCTTCTTTAAATACATCTCTTTTATATATTTTCATTATACTTATCCTCCTTTAATTTCCTTTCTTTGTAATCTAAAATCTTGTCCCAAATTACAAATCCTAAGTACGTTAAAAAGTATATAGCAGTGAATGAGACTGCTATAATTTCAAATAAACTCATATTATATATCCTCCTTCATATTTATAATATACAATCATATTATTTTAAAAGTAATAATAACTATTACTAATTATATATTATAATAATGAAAATAAAAATATAATATAAAGAAGAATTAGTTATGAAAAATACAATAACACAAATACCGAATAGCTACATTATCAATGACAATTTATTAGCAGTATTATTATTGAACGATAACGATGAATGCATAGGATTTTATATGTATCCTATAGTACAAATAAGAGATGATAATACCCACAGATTATACCATATAGCACTGATGCCAGATTGTAAATATCTCATGCCAATCGTATCGACTATTAAAACAAAAAGCGAATATATATTGAAAAGAATGTGGGTTAATCATGCACTTGATATCAAAACTATATGTATAGGTAGAAAAAATATGTATCTTATTATATTAATGGATATGCTGCGTATCATATATTTAGTGAGATGGGTAATAATTCGTATACATTTATTTGCTCTTCTGGTAGAAGTAATGATGAAATATATGATAATATAGTTTTCAATGTACGTGATTTTGCTTCTACAAAAATAACTGCAAAAATAAGAAACATATCATACTACGATGCAGTTGAAAGTAATCCAGATTTGCCAGTAATAGTATTAGGATATGATGAATTAAAATTGTATAATTAAGGTGAAAAAGCATATGCTATTAGCTTACTATAAATATTTTGTAAAAGTCTCTTATTATAATAGCATATTATTATAGTGAATATATTAAAGCACCTATATTAAAATAGGAGAAAGACGAGGTTTATTATGTTAAAAGAAATTTTTAATAAAAAAGAAGAGGATTTTAATGTATTATTAGCTCTTGCAAGACTTCGCCGAAATGAAACTGGCGATGCACGTAAGTCATTATCATTAAACATCTCTGAAAGAATCAAAACTATTGTTGAAGATTGTACCGAACCTATTGAAATTAATCCTATAAGTGATCCAGTATTATCTTTTTGCGATAGTCTTATGGCGATCCATACTAAAGATGAATTTGCTGAATTTAAAGAAAACATTTTTTCGTCATATAAGGAATATGATGATTTTATGTTTTTTGAAAAAATCATTAAGAATATTGGATTTCATATTAATGATAATGATTTAGAATCTGTATGTGTTAGCGTTGCCGGTGTGATTATCGAGATTTATCATGCGTTGATTACAAGCGGTAATTATACATTATTTTATTAAGAGGAAGTAATGTATACTTAAAAAATATATTAAACGCACTTATGCGTAAAATAAGAGAAAGATGAGGTTTATTATGACAAAAACAACACCAAATTTTATCACTACATTAAAAACTACATTAATTGCAAGTACTGAAATTACAATTCCAGACAAGGAGAATTTTGTATTCAATCTCCTTGTTAATTTACTTTCTGATGACGAGCTGAAATATGTCGAAGAATTAAAGATCTTTTCCAATATAAAACCTGACCTTTCAAATCTTCCTTTGAAATTATATAATTTTGTTATGAGAAAAATGGATCTTGGAGATGATCTCGGAAACATTGAAAACATGTTAGTGTTAGAGATGTTTAATGCAGTAGATTGGGTAGCAGGTCGAGAATCCAATGAAATGGCATACAAGTTTTGTTGTATTTTGGAACGATTTGCAAATTTTGTTAAATCAGAAAGAGATACTTGGTATTAAAAAGGAAGTGTGCAATTGCACACTTCCTTTATTTTTTACTATAATACATATTCTTTCATATATTCCAAATCAAATTCGTCCATATCTTGAGATGATTCTATATAAGAATCACACTTAGATATTTTATCTCTTATAATATGATTTATATCTCTAAGTTTATCTCCTATTTCAGTCATATCCTCTAAAGTAATATCATTTTTTTTAAAAGTTTCACAATCGTGTTGATATACCCATGAACATTTTCCAGAATATAGGTATTTATAATATTCGACCCATCTCTCAGAATGTTCTTGCAATATTGCTCTTAAATATGTAGATATCTCAAGTAGCTCGTATATATCTTCAATATCAGATGCATATTGTTCTAGATCAGATAAATCTTTTAATCTATACATATCTGGATCTGTCATCATAATACAAAACATTCTAGGTATCAAATCATCCACTTTCGGATTAAGATATAATGTATCTTCTACTAGAACAGATTCCTGTTTAATCCATTCATACTTCCCATTACCATTTACTTTAATAGATCCAATATATTCTTTTTTATAAGTATCAGGATCCATATCATATACATGAAGCTCATTATCTAAATTTAATCCACTTTGAGAACTTATTGCATCATGAATAGATTTATAAGTCAATTCTTCATCCCAATCACAATATCTTGGGTCTTTGAAATCATTTAATAGACGAATATAACCTTCATTAATTCTAATGATAGGTTTAATCTTGGATATTCTTTGATCAAATGGACCTTCCAAGTCCATAAGACTATCTTTTAAATCCATCATTATATCAATTAATTGAGGCATATTATTATCAGTCAATCTGATGTAATTATACATTTTAGAATCAGCAATAGCTTTTTCTTTAGCTTTCTGTTTTGCTCTATATTCTGGCATTTCTCTTTTATTAGGATTATTACCACCATCTTTTATATCCAATACTAAATTATACGTGATATAATAGAAATCTGTAATCCAGAAATGTTTCTTTCCTTCAAAATAATATTCTATAGTAGGGCCTGGAGCTTCGATATCTGAAGATTTTACATGTAAAAATTTATCCATAAATTCTAAAAAATTCTTCTCATAAGACCCAACATAATCTATTTTACCTCCATCGGTAAATTTATATGTTCCGGAAATAGATCTTCCTTTAAGCATCTTATTTTGAAATTCTGGATCATTGAGCATTTCAGATTTAGTAACTCCTCTTCTAGCTTTTAAACGATCTTCTGTCATTTTCACATATGCTTTTTTACATGCTGGATTATTACATAATCGCTCATATCTGCATTTATCTTCATTCCAGTCAGTTTCATTTCTACATATAATGCAATGACCTGAAGATTTTTTATTTACAGTATTAAATGCAACTCTAGATGCAGTGTATCCTTCTGGAATCATATCTTTATGTTTCTTTTCTATATGAGAGGGCATTTTATCTCTTTCAACTCTATCTTCACAGTATGGGCATTTATATTTTTTCGTATAAGCTGCTTTGTTTTTCGTAGTTACAACTTGTCCCATAATTCCACCTCCATTTTTAAATTAATGGTATGTGAAATGGTGAAAATATCACATATGTTGATAATATCATATATTTCTTACCTAACATTCATGAATTTCATGAATGTTAGGGAGGTATATGAGATATGGCTAATTTAGGATTTTGTAAAATAGTGGATGGTTCTTTAACCCCTCCAACTAACGCACCTTATACTGAAATTATTATTAATAAATCAATATGTTTTTATCCTGTCATATTTAATATTTGTAGATTTAAAATGAAAATAAAAGAACAAAGTGGAGGTGGAACTGTTATATCTATACCAAAAGCTATGAAAGGAAAAACTTCTATATATTTAGGTGTAGCAGGTTCTCTTGAACAATTATCATTTGGAGCGTATCCTTCTTCCAGGAATATAGATATATGGGGAATATTACAATATAGGAACATAAGTCCTGATATCGAATTTGATGGAGAATGTACAATAAATATGATATCTATAGAGTTAATGTGAAAGTTTATTCATCTATACAGAATTCTGTATAGATGAATAATTAATTTTTAAAACATACTTATCTTATATTAGCAATTTCTTGTCTGTTTAAAGATATAGATTGCCTTTTTGCTTCCGTAGCCCCTACTTTATACCAATAAAGCATTCCATATAAAGTATTATCATTTCTAGCAGTTGTCATAAAATGACCTATAAAGTATTCAGTATAATGAAAAAATCTAAACTGAATTGAAGTGCACTTCGTGTCAGCATCGTTTACTTTAGTTACCAATATTGCTTCAATCAGTGCATCGTACTCATCTAGATTACTATTTATATCTATTTCGGGAAGCCAATTTTGAGGACAATGCACATTAAACATTATAGACGTACATGGGCTAGTCATAATCATCTGGTTAACATGTTTATTTATAACTTTTATTAAATCTTCTATTTGGATAGGTTTCTCTATATCAAACCATCCTTTTTGAGAATTCGGATCTGAGAATCCTAAAATATCATTATATGCCATCTTTATATACCTCCCTAACATTCATGAAATTCATGAATGTTAGGTAAGAAACAAAAGTTTCTTACCTATTTTTATATGACATATAAATAAAATATAGCAGTGGCTATGTTTTATAGTTATCTAAATCTTATTATAAGGAGGAATTTAATATGGGTGCTACAGCGCAAGACGTATTAAACGTAATGAGAAGTTGGCTTGGATATTCTGAATATAATGGCAAATTCAAGCAAATTATCGATCTGTATAATAGCGTAAGACCTCTTCCTAGAGGATATGCGTTAGAATATACAGACGAATGGTGTGATGGTACTGTATCAGCTGCAGCTATTAAAGCTGGTGCGCAAGATATTATCGGTAGAGAGTGTGGATGCGAGCAGCACATTGCAATATTTAAAGAAAAAGGAATCTGGATTGAAGATGGAACTATAAGGCCTGAACCAGGTTATGTTATAGTGTATAATTGGGGAGATTCCACTCAACCTAACGATGGTTATTCAGATCATATAGGGTATGTAGAAAGTGTATCTGGAAATATTATTACAGCTATAGAGGGAAATAAAAATGTTTCTGTTGAAAGGAGAAGTATTCCTGTAGGCTGGGGATATATTAGAGGATACGCTAAACCTAAATATGATAACTCTAGTTCTAAACCTAATCCTCCACAGCAGCCTAGTAAAACTATAACGGAAATTGCAGAAGATGTAATTAAAGGAGTATATGGAAACGGTGATACTAGAAAAAATGCTATAGAGTCCATGGGTTATGACTACTATAAAGTACAGAAAGAGGTAAATAGAATCCTTAGCGGAAAACCGTCTGAGAATACAGAATCTACTGTAAAATATACAGTAAAACCTAATGATACTTTATCGGCAATCGCATCTAGATTCAATACTACGGTAAATGATATTGCTCAGAAAAATGGAATAGTCGATCCTAATAAAATTTATCCAGGACAAGTATTAATAATTAAAAAACCTACAGGATCAACCAATCAAGAATCATATAAAGTAAAACTTATCAAAGAAGGACAATCTGAAGGTAATACTTTCTGCGGAACTTCTTTTTCAGTAGATGGAATTGTTGGACCTAACACAAAAAAACTAACTGTAATGTGTTTACAGGTAGCTCTTAATAAAGATTACGGCGCAAAACTAACAGTAGATGGAAGTTTTGGTCCGAAAACAAAAGCAGCTCTTGGAAATCATTATGTTAAGTTCGGAGAGACTCAATGGTTAGCTACATTTGTTCAAATTGCATTATATATTCACGGATATGATCCTAAAGGGGTAGAATATCCAGGACATATAGGATATGGATGTGATACGGCTATAGGAAATTATCAGTCAGACCACGGATTAAATCCTGATCGCACAGCTGGAAAAAACACAATAACATCTCTTTGTTATAAATAAACAAAAGATATCCCTCTAGGCTAAGCCTAGAGGGATATTGGTTGGTTTTACTTAACAGTCATATTATACTCAAAATCAATACTATATATGTATAATCTTTTTATTAAGATATAAATTAATATAATAATAACTAATTAAGCGCTGATCATTATATTGTTTTTAATGATTACTTTATAGTTTATATTTTTGTAAACGTTTATCTAAATATTGGTATATTATTATATTGAATGATATATCAAAAGAGAAAGGATTGATACAATGCAAGATTATTTATATGATTCTAAAGAAATTATAAAAAGAGATAGAAAGGTTAAAATACCAGATTATTTAGAATTGAAAGAATCTGATATTCAAACTGTAGACGATATCGATATATATGTGGTACATCATGGTGAATATATACACAAATACAATACTATAGTAGCAGGATTTGCTAATTTAGATAATGGATCTAATGCTATAATTGTAGATACTATATACGAAGAAGCTCCTTCTTATGTTCAAAAGTTCTTTTTACTACATGAAATTGGTCATTTTAAAAATAATGATAATTTAAATATGATGAACAGATTCAATAGAGCAAAACGATTACTAGGTTTTTTACGATATGTTGATGCAGAAAATGCAGCTGACGAATATGCTGCTAATACAATAGGTTATTCATGGTCATATGAATCATTATCATGGATTCTTATAAATGTAAAGCTTCCTATATTAAGTAAAATAGAATTGATAAGAAGAAAAAATAGATTAAGAAAGCATTGCATATCCATCGAATGGTAGAAAAAGAACAAGATTGGTATTTAGCCAATCTTGTTTATTTTTTGTCACATTCTATTAATTTTGGAGGTGATAAGTAATGTCTGGTATATTTAGAGAATATAATATGTCTACTAATGACTTTAAACAACCTGAAATATCGTACGGTAAAAAAGCTATAGGTATTCTTATGGTGAGGTTATTATTATTAGAACCTGGAACTGATCCAATGAGACCTGATATGGGAGTAGGGTTAGTATCAAAATACAGATATATGTTTCCTGACAGACTTGCTGATCTTAAGAAAGATATTTATGATCAGCTGAATAGATTTTTGTTTCCATATCAAAAGATAGGAATTGTGATGGATGTGCAAGATAAAGAGCTACATATGCAAATAACCATCAATGACGACACATATAAATATGTAACAGTAGAACAAGAAGATAATACTATAACTTTAAAAGAGCTTATAGATACAATGTAATTCATTAAGGAGGAAATACTTATGGCGAACAATACTATTGATATTTCTCAATTAAAATCAGGGAATGTCGATGCACCTGCTAAGAATATCGACGGCCATGAACAAAGAGATTTTGGTAATGGTATGAAAGAATTTGATCCAGCAGCTAATGGGTTTAAGAAAGAAGAAAAACAGCTTAAGCCTAATGATAAAGACAGAGCATTAATGGAATTTGATGAGCAAATGAAATCACGTAGAGAAGAAGTTGAACAGTTCAATGAACTTATCGATCAATACGGAGGACAAATCTCCGAAGAAGAGTTACGAGAAGAACTGAACCAGCAACATATTACAGAAATTCTCCACGATGGATCTGGAGATAAATTTGAAGATAAGAATACAAAGGTTGTTGAGATGGCAGCTCCAGCAAAAGAAAATGTGCCTGCTCAGCAATCATCAGAATTAGATGAACTTGAAAGGGAGTTAGATGACGATATGGCAGATGAACATATTGCGGTACCAGCACATAAACCTGAAACTATAGAAGCAGCTAAACCTACAACAGCTGCTCAAACAATTCAGGAAGAATTAAAACCAGAACCACCTAAATATATTCCGGTTCCTGATAAAACAAAAGAGCGAAACATTCCAGAATTATCAGATGAAGATAAAGACCTTGCGGCTCTTGAAGGAGATGTTGAAGCTCCTACAGAAGACTTTGACGCTAAGCTTAAAGCTGAGCTTTCTAAGAAAATGAAACCAGTTACTAAGAAATTTGATCTTTCTGCAGTAGCAGTTTCAAATAAACCTATCACAGTATCTAATGCAACAAATAAAGTTGTAAGAATGGATAAGAAAATCTTTACATGGGCTTTGCCAAGATCAAAGAGACCTGTATCTGTCAAAGCATTTACAGCAACAGAACTCAATGTTCTTCAGTCTTATGTGGAAAACAGATCTAGAAGTAGAGATGTATTCAAAACTATCTGGGATCATATTATCGGTAACAAAGGAGATTCCTTTGATACTTGGGCTAAATGCACAAGCTATTTCGATGTAGATCACCTTTGGTTTGCAATTTACGGAGCTTGTTTCAATGGGGCTAACTACTTACCCTATACATGTCCTAAATGTAATGAAGTTACAGTAGCTACAGATATTCCACTTGAAACTATGTGTAAGAGTGATAAACCAGAAGCAAAAGAAGAAATCGAAAAACTAAGACATATTGCAGATGATCCTGACTTCGGGAATGTATTTGCTGGTTATAGAGTTCAGGTTTCTGATCAGTTCGTGTTCGAATTTAAAGAACCTTCTATATATGATACAGTAATCGTTCCTACAATGTTCGATGCTGAATTCTCAAGAAAATACAGCGATATAATTGGAGTATGTGCATATATCTCCAATATATACTGTATTGATATGGAAGGGGATTCTCCAGTTCTTAGACCTATTGCAGTCAAAGAATTTATCAACAATGAAACAAAAACCCAGAAAGCTAAAGTTATTCAGTATGCTAAGATTATCAGAACATTAGAATCCGACCAGTACAGTGTTATCATGGGTCATATCAATGCGATGAACGAATCTGATTCAGTATACTACTGTTTACCAGCTGTAAGTTGTGATCATTGTAAACAGGAGATCGAAGAAGAAAGAAGTGCAGCAGCTGACCTGGTTTTTATGCGTCATCGGCTCGCAATACTGGGAGTCTAATAAGAAATCTATTATTTATATCTACATGGTTCAGAGGAAAGGCAGTAACGCTGCCTGACCTCTTAGATATGGATATAGGATACGTGACCACTTTAAATAGGATAGCTTATGAACAATCAAGATCTAAAGAAGAAATGGAAAAGAGAAAAGCTCAAGAATTAAACGATGCAATAGTCGATGAAGGTGTTATGTAATTTGGAGGTTTATACATCATGAATAGAGAAGAATTCGTACACAATATCGACAATATACAAGATGTAGATATTATATCAGCTTTTGATAATCTTATGGCTATGTATTGTCTATGTAACGGAATGAAACGATATGGAAATATAAGTATATCAGATATATCAAAAGTTGCATCGTTTGATATCACTTTTGATAATCCTGAAGATGCATATAGATCAAGCATTGCTTATAATAATATCAGTATTCCTATATACGGTATCAATTATACTGTATCATGTGAATTGGATATGAATGTACTACATATACAATTACAACAATAAACAATACCTGACAGGAATCCTGTCAGGTATTTATTTTTTCCACATTCTAGTAAATTGTTGAAAGGAGGATTATATAATGCATGATGATAGTATTATGTCTTATATAGAAAGTGCACTATATATGGCTAATAGAAAAGAAACTTTACTAGAATCAGAAACATCGAAAGCTTTTAGAGAAAAACATCTAAAAGTTAAACTTCCAGATGTAGAAGATTTTATAAAAAAGAACGATGCTAAAGAAATAACTAATCCTGTATTCTTTGTGCGTGATGGTATCCCTACATCAGACGGTTTACTGTCAAATGAAATCTTCGGTATTACCAGAGAAGAACGTGCAAATATATGGGGATATATAGATTTACAAGGAACGTACTTGCATCCATTAGTATATAAATTATGGGGAAGAATGGATTCCTCTATAAAGAATATAGTACATGGGTTGAAAGGGTATAAATTAGACTCTAATGGATATATTGTAGAAGATATTGAAAACGGAGAGACTGGTTTGGATTTCCTTGTAAAGAACATGGAAAAAATAAGAATAAAACAAACAGACTCTATGGAGAGAAAGAATAATATAGCATTTATTATGGCTAATAAAGATAGAATGTTTATTAAGAAGATGCTTGTTCAACCTCCATTCTATAGAGACGTATTATCAGGAAAAGGTAAAGTAGAAGTAGGTCAGTTGAATAAATACTATGCATCTCTTCTTATATCAGCTAGATCTTTAAAGGAAACTCAAGACTTAGGGTTCTCTTTAGGAGATGCTACTAAAGGAAGAGTTCAAGAGACTTTACTTAGTATCTACAAATGTTTAACAGGAACATCTGATGTTCCTGAGGACGGTGTTGGTTTAAGTGGTAAGTTAGGTATCATACAAGGATCTGCATTAGCTAAAACTGTAGACTATGGTACTAGACTTATATTATCTGCGCCTGAACTTAAAGTAGAGACTCTAGATGACTTAATGGTAGATACAGAACATTGTGCATTGCCATTAGCATCTGCTATAGTAAACTTCAAACCATTTGTTGTTTTTTCTATTAAACGATTCTTTGAAAATGAGTTCGGCGGAGGTACATCAGTACCTGTTATAAACAATAAAGGAAAACTTGTATATGCTAGAGTAAAAGACCCACAAATTACTTTTTCTGATGAAAGAATTGAACATGAATTGAAAAAATTTGTATATGGTTTTTCTAACAGATTTGAACCTGTAACTACAGAAGCAGTAGATGAAAACGGAAAAGAATATACTTGTAGTCTTGTATTTAAAGGTAGGAATATAACTCCTGATCAGTATGAAAAAGGAGATACTTCAGGAGAATCTTCTTTAATAAATAGAAGACTTACATGGTGTGATATTTTATTTATGGCTACTAATGAAGCTGTTGAAGATAAATGTGTACTTATAACCAGATATCCGATGGAAATGAACGTCGGCCATAGTAGGAATATTATGTGAAAAAATCTTTTAATTGCTGGAAAACCCTAAAGCCTCAGAGACCACAACGTGACTGGTAACAGTGAGCGTGATGGTTGTCGAAAGACATAAAAAACTTCTGAGGATTCCCTATGATGATAGTAAATCTAAAGGGCAATATAATGGGTAATCAGCAGCTAAGATAATCATAAAAGGAGGTGATTATAAAGTTCAACGACTAGCTATAATAGCGTAGGGTTCAAGTGAACTCGAAATGGAGATTGTCCCAATGATCAAATTATGATTAATGGATAAAGATATAGTCTGGTATCCTAGTGAAAATTAGGGAAGTTCATAAGAGAACTGCATAGATTAACGACCTATGTGAACATTGCGAGATTCAGCATATAATCAGATACCACAGATTCCTAGAATATCTACATTAAAAGAAACTGAACCTATTTATGTAGATGGAAAGTTTTATAGATGGTATCCTAAGATTAGAGAAGAAGATATAGGAACTAATACTTCTAATAGATTTATAGATACTTTAAATATCTGTAATCTTCTTATTGGAGGTATGGGCGCAGACTACGATGGTGAGAGGTAGGTATTTTTACCTATAATATTCACAGCATATCCAGTAATGGGTGTGTTTCCCTGTGTTAATTGCTTTGAAGTTGGTCAAGAGTCGTACTCACCACAACGTGACTGGTAACAGTGAGCGTGATGGTTGCGAAAGCAGAAAAAAGTAGTACGAATGATAATATGGTGAAATAAAAGCCTTATTTAGCAGGTCCTAAGTTATCATTAATAAGCCAATTTTTAGCAGCGAAATATCTCATATAATATTATTATATAGAAAGGAGGTGAGATATACGTTCAACGATCATCCCTTGACGAGGGAGTAGAACCTCAAGCTAATGGAGGAAGAAAAATACAGCTCCTATTTTATAATAAAATAGGATGGACAAATGATCTGCTCACGCTCTGTAATGGAGGTGACTAGGAATAGACCTAGCAGTATAGAGTTGCGTCTATATTGAAACTAAAGGATAGTGTAGGAGTTAAAGGAGTTTGGATTCAAGAGTCTAATAAAGAATTACGAAACTTCATAAAATCCAAATCCCACTATATAAACTTCTCGGGAAGTAATATTAGAACTGGGTCCAATGAAGCTATACAATCATTATATAGTATGACCAAGATATTAGATCAAGACAAATCAATATTAACAGAACCGTTGTTTTAAAAAATAATATCTGTATACTCTTAATACGAGTATACAGATTTTCAATAGTATATTATAACAGTGATACAAAAATATATTTAATTATTATAAGGAGGATTTTATTATGTATAAGATTAACAATGGAGAGGAATTAATTATCGAAGGAACTATCACAGGTGAAAGAATAGTAGGTGACTGGGAACACCTTAATACACGTATTGATAAATATGATAATCCTGATAGTAAACATATCAGAATTGTATGCGGAAAATATAATGATTTTATAGTTGCCGACCATATTCATAACAAGCTTGTAGGTAATCAAAACTATATAGATTCCTATATAGTTTTAAATTTTAATAAAGGGATTGTAAATCTTTATATTGCAAATAGTTCTACAGACGATATCGAAATAGATGATAATCTTAATATTTCTATTATTAGAAGGCACCCTAATAACGTTAGGTTAAGAGTAGGATTAGAATTCATGATGGAATTAGATACCGATTATATTGAATCTTATGAGAATGATATTAGACCTGTTATTGAAGAACTTATTAAACAAATTAACGCTGCAAATATTGAAGGTTTCAGAGGAACCGATAAAACATGTTGGTTGATAGATTGTAATCCTGATATTTCTATTACTAGAAGGAATCCAGATAATGTAAGGTTACAAGTAGGATTAGAATTCATGATGGAATTAGATAGGGCTCGTATTGAATCTTATGAGAATGATATTAGACCGGTTATCGAAGAATTAATTAAGCAAATTAATTCCGCAAATATAGAGGGATTTAGAGGAATCAGCAAAACATGCTGGTTGTCCGATCGCGATCCTAATTACAATGAAAT